TTCCCACTAAATGTGGGTGTGACAGAAGGCAGGGGGATCACTCAATATGATGAGATGGATTCCGCTGTGGAGAAACTCGTAGAACAGGGTTTCTCTCCTGGTGTCGCATCAAAGGGGACCCTGAACCATGGCCGCAAGGCATATGTAACATTGGAGATGGGTGAACCACTGGATATCGAGGGGTACAGCAAGATCCATAAGTACTTCACGTTGACTGATGCCCACGATGGGTCGATCGCCGCTTCAGGCCGACCGACCATTGGAGTGGTGGTGTGTGCGAACACATTCGCTGCCTACATCTTGGGTGTGAAGTCTACGTGGTCGATCAAGCACACTCGTAATGCCAGTAGCTATCTGGAATGGGCAATCGACTCGTTCGTTGAGGCAGCCAAGCTGCAACAACATCTCGACGAACAGGTGGAGCGACTCATCAACGAAAGCTATCTCCAGCACGAGTTCGGGGCGTTGAAGCACAACATCCTGGGTGAACGTCCAGAAGAAGAGGGTAGGAGCCAAACATCTTGGGACAAGGTGTTTGACTCGATCACTGCCCGCTACATGGACCGTGACCTGGATGGTGGCATCCGAGAAACCAAATGGGGTGCGCTCATGGCCGTACAAGGCTACGAGCAGCACGTCCAGCAGGTGCGTGGAGGTACGAAGCAAGGACGGCATCTTGATCGTCTGCTCTTCGGATCTATGCCTCTCACCGAGAAGGCAATCCGCCACTTAGTTTCATCTGAATGAGACTCGGGGAGATCAGAGTTACTAATTTAGTAAGTCTGATCTCCCTCATGGCTCAGTCAGGTGTCTAGCCAACACCACAATTACAGGGAGAATCACCATGGGTGAGGAACTCGAAGTACAAATAATTAATAGCCCATACATGACACTTGGGGTTGATCTGAGATCAATCGTGGAGAAGATTGAGGGGCTTGTCAGTCAAGAAGTCAAACGATACATGGATGACTTCGACTGGCAAGACCTCTTTACGGATCACTCGCAGACCATCTCAGAGATAGCCAACGAGGATCTAGATGTTCACGATGCTGTACATGACATCGTGAATGATATGGGCTTCGTCAGGACCGATGACCTTGACGTTGAAGAAGAGGTTGTCGATGCGGTGAGGAGCCAACTCAGGCAATTCAACCGACTTGACAGCCTCAGTGAAGCTTGCACCTTTGGGGAAGCCTTTATCGAGGCAATCCAGAGGGTAGCGAACGTGTCACGAGTTGACATGCAGATGCGCGAGGAACTTGACCTGCAGCAGGCGCTCAACAATCAGTTCAAGAATGCAACCATCAAGCTTGAATTCTCAAGCGAGCCATTCTGACTGAACATTCTTATTCACTCACTACTTGAAGGGAGGTGAGACACATGGAAAAAATCAAAGCAGATATACGCTTTGCCCTGACTCAACAGGAGGGGCAAGACTATGCTGCTCTCGATGGTGACGGGCACACGCTCGTAGCACCAGAGTTCTTCGATGGCAAAATTCCAGAGGACTGGAATGTGCGTTCGCTTGAACGAATCCACCGCGGTGGTACAGGCAAGCATGCTCTGTATCAGAACGGTGAACCAGTGGAGCAGCTAACAGCTATCTATCTTCTTGACTTCCACCTGTGGGTGGGAGACATGGCCCGATCAGCAGACCCTGAGCTAGAGAATACGTGGGGTAGCTATGGGGGGCGAGGATTCAAGGCGCAAGCCGTGGTCCGTGCTCTAACTGAATGGGTTGGAGAAGACAAAGATACCTACACACCTGAACAGGAGATAGGGGGAGAGGCGTGAGCCTACATCTCAGCACTGACCGTAAGACTGCACCTATGATGCAGCGCAAATATGAATCGGGGAACGACGCTTATGTCAGGGTCCCTAACGCATTCGGACTTCCAGCAATCAAGTCATGCTGGGGATCGACTCCAACTTGTGAGGCTATGTGTTATGCACGCAAGCTGGAGGTCGTCTTCAAACATACCCGCGATGCGTTGGAGAGAAACTGGCAGCTAGTTGAACCCCATCTGGATAACCCAGACAAACTGGAAGAACTCCTTTACGATGTGGTTGAACGTTCGTTCACCCACATGCAGAAGTGGAGTGACCCCGAGGACTGGGTGTTCAGATGGTTCTGGGATGGAGACATCCCTACCCCAGAGTTTGCGACTGCCGTACGGCGAGTCTGTAAACGGTTTCCACAAATCAAGTTCTGGTTGTACACCAGAACATTCAACGTAATCAGACGGCTGAAAGCTGACAACCTTGTCGTCTACTTATCCGTAGACAAAGACAACGTGAAAGAAGCACGCCGTACGAGTAAGACATATCCATGGGTGAAGCTGGCCTTTACCGCTGAAAGCTGGGAAGCAACCGAAGCGATAGCTCGGACGTTCCCTGGTCAACGGCGGGGACCACGCTGCCCCGAGCTAACAGGGAAGATCCCGTTAGCCGTATGGAATGAAGATCGGACAGGCCGAGGAGCCTGTGTCGAATGTGGACTGTGCATAACGGGCGTGAACAACGTGCGTTTCGCAGCCACCAAGTGAGGAGGGAGATGGCATTCTCCGAACTAGAAAGACGCATCTATGCGTTCATTGTCTTCACCTTGAGAAAGGTGGAGAAGCTAAAGAAACAATTAAACAAGAAAGAGGGAGCCAAAGTCGAACAACTTCTGGCTGACCTTGAACATATCGAAACGTATGCAGACAAGATCAAACTGCAGATGTTTATAGAAGATCCTGAAGTTGACTTCAGCGAACTAGGAGATGAATAAAATGACCATATGCCCACGCTGTCAACTCACTGAGTTGGCGGATGACTTAGGACAGAATGCACTGTCCCGTTTGGATAACGACACGTATGTCTGTTCTCCCTGCGGTTCAGACGAATCAATACTCGATGTCGCTGGCATAGGACAACGAGAGGCATGGCCCATTAAGCGTCCACTCATGGATTGGGAGATGCTTATGACCTTCACCAAGTCTGTGGATGTCCAAAGATGACCACTGATAAACCTAAGGCGACAAACGAAGACGTTCTTCTTGATCTCTTCGATGAAACTCACGACGCCATACACATGCTCAGGCATATGTCTGGCGACTTCTTAGAGAAAGCTGAGTTCCTTGAAACCACGTTGGCGAGAGCCGTGCGGCTGGGGCTGGTTGATCTGAGCAAGATGTCAGGGGTGGAGTCAATCCCTGACAACGTGATTGAATTCCCCAATGCTTTCTTGAGGGAGTTAGATGAAGAATAGATTTTCGTGTGGTGGCAATCCCTCCATATACAACTATGGGAGGGGATGCCGTTGCGACCTCTGCCGTTCCGTCAAATCTTTATACGAGAAAGAGCGGCGAGAGAAGTCCAATAAAAATGCAACGCCTACAGGTCAAAAGAAAAAACGTGCTGGGGGCCGTGACCATCCGCTTGTCTACAACGACGCCTATGCCATGGTTGACATTATCCGTGCCAATCCTCATTTGGATTGGTCAGAGAAACAAAGAAAGAAAGCTGGTATCTGAAATGAATTCATACGACTATCCAGAAATCAATCTGTCTGAAATATTCAAGGAAATATTGGACATGTCAGAAGAAGAGTTCCATGAGATGTTGAGTGAATGTGCAGAAACACATTTGCTGGGAGATCTACATAACCGTCTATCCTTCTACGACTACACAGCTAGTCAGACAGCTAAGTGGAGAGACATAGCGAGCTACGAACGTAGGCATGCGCTGCTGGATCTCACTCTCGAAACATCTAATGCTGCTGAAAGTGGAAGGTACATTGGCATCTCTAAGCAACGTGCCCATGACATGACTGGTCAAGCCAAGCATGAACGGCTGCGGAAGATCGGTGCATTCGAGGCCATCGGGGAATGAAAAGTTGCTTCAACCCTCAGTGTCCTGAGGATAACCCTCAGCCACTCGCCAATTTCCATAAGCAGTCAACAGGCAAGTTTGGGCGGCGATCACGCTGCCGTGAATGCCACAATGCAGACATGCGTGAATATGGACGCGAGCGAGGCGTGGCACGTAGAGTCAAAACTTTACGTCGATACGGACTGAGTATGGAAGATTACGAACGTATCGCAATCGCTCAAGGATATGAATGTGCGATTTGTCATACGACTGACAGCGGACACCCTATGTCGAATTTCTTTGTAGTTGATCATTGCCATGAGACAGACAAAGTTAGGGGACTGCTTTGCAATAACTGCAATAGGGGTATCGGCATACTGGGGGACGATCCAGCACGCCTATTGCAAGCAGCCGTATACCTAGAAATACATGGACGCTTGACGGATGACTTGTAAGCCGTATAATGGGGTGGCACCCCCAAAGGGTGCCACCCCTAAAAAGTTCGTGGGTGCCCAGTTCCTCTCCCTACTGGGCACCCACTTGGGGACCAAGGGAGAACGGGAGTTACATGATTGAAGTACGGTTAAGACAAAGTTGGATCAACACTTTCTTGCGATGCCCCGAACAAGCAAGACAGGAACGATTTGAACTTGTGAAACAAAAAGAAACCTCCGACCTGCTCAGAGGTAACGCTGTCCACCATGCAATCGAAATGTATGGCAAGACAATGTTCAATGCTCAACCAGTCCTGCCAACAGACCCGATGAGTCTGGAATGGATGCTGGACCTCGGAGAAACCTATCTAGCTGAGAACGCCCCCAAGGTTGAAGTCTGGCGACACACCTACGAGAAGACCGTAGACACAGTATTGAACAACATTGAAGCGTGGTACAATCAAGTCCTCCCCATCCTCAACCCTGTAGCTATAGAGAAAAGCTTTGAGGTTTCCTTAGGGGTAAGGGATAACGTGAACCTGATCCTCACTGGTACCGCTGACTGGATCGACGAGTCGGGTGCCATCTGGGATTGGAAGAACCCGAGCCGAAAGTATGAGCCATGGGAGAAGAAGCGGTGGGACATACAAAGCCATGCCTACTGTCTGGCTTTCGACGCCACCGAGTTCGTCTTATGTGTACTGGTAAATGGGACCGTGCAGCTTATCGAGATAGAACGCACAGATAATGATAGAATGGCGTTCACGGATTTATGTTGGTCAATCGTACCTACGATTATGTCTAATCAGGTACCCTGGCCGATGAACTGGGGAGGCTGGCACTGCTCCCCGAAATGGTGTCCTGTCTGGCAAGCAGGCGAATGCCGAGGGAAACACCTCGGAGAAAATCCCTGGTAGGGAGAAAGGTAAATATGACTGACTCAACAAAAGTAACAGTCAGCTTCACTCAGAAAGTAAGTGAAGCACCGTATGAGACAGCGGACTACACGCTCATCATTGAGCGGAGTATTCCTGATTCAATGGGCGAGGCAGCGGTATTGGTGGAAGCCAATGCGATGTTCGCTGAGATAAAGAATGAGGTGCTGAAACAAGCAGGCCAAGAGGTTGACCTCTCGCCTGATGGAGTCATAATGCGACGCTTGAAAAGCGGCGTTTCCAGGGCTTCAAGTGATCAAGCAAGCACCCCCGCGCCGTCGGCTCCAAGTGGCCCGACGGCAACATCGGTAGCAGCAGCGCCTGTGCCGTCACAATCCGCACCGTCAGGTGGCAGGATGAGTGGCCGTGTTTACAAGCGAGTGGACTTCTGCCTTGGTAAGAACGCAGCGCAAAACCAGACTGCGTTCAACTTGCTGGCGTTCCAGCCCAACGAGTGGGCTGACGAGAACGGCGGCATCATCAAGGTGTACGAGGTTAAAGAAAAAGCAGACGGTTCCACTGACGTGACGAAGAACGGGAAGAACTTCCCGAACTTCTCAGTGTCTAAGGATGCTTTGGCTCGCCTTGGAATGCAGGTCGCCCGTGACGTAGGCATATGGGTGAACGATGGGGACAGCAATGTTCCCCTCAAAGTCTGGGACGAAGCTTCTGGGCAAACCCAAGACGATGCTATCGAATGGGATTGGCTTGGCCGACGTGACGAACTTCAACAGTTTGCCTATAAGGGGAACTGATGGAAGGGGGCGCACCAGTCGCCCTCACCACCGAGGAGATCGACGCCCTCTTGGAAGGGCACGATCTCCCCGAGGGGGAGAGCCAATACAAATTCTTTAGACCCACCTCTGACGCTGTTGAACGATGGGTTGAATACGCTAAGGGCAGCGACGACTGCTTCTATCTGGGACTAGGAGACATAGACCAGAAGATGCGGGGCGTGTGGCCTAGCGATGTACTCGTCGTGACAGGCAGAGCACACAGCGGCAAGTCCGCTGTCGTTCTCTCAGCCATGGCACGCAACCTGTTGGAAGACCCAGATTTCCATGGGGTTATCTACACACCTGACGAACCAGAGATACTGGTTGTCTCGAAGTTGTATGCCCTCTTGTATCAGCGGAACCTTGCTGAAGTGGAGGAAGCCTTACGCAGCGAAGACGAAACAGTACTCAACGAGATCAGAGAAGCCAGAGATGGTTACCTGGACAGGGTTAAGATATTCCCTAACGCACTGTCGTTCCCCGATATGTCGGAAGCGATGCGTGAATGTGAGGACTACTGGCAAGTCAAACCGAGATTCGTTATGGTCGATTTCCTTGAACAACTCCCAGGTGCAGCAGGATACGAGGGTGTATCCACTGTGCTCAAGGGACTAAAGGAATGGGCTGAAACCGAGAATCTTCCAGTAGCTCTGATCCACCAGTCAGGGAAAAGCTCCACTCGTGGAACTTCACGAGGCATGGACGACGGCAAATTCAATGCGGACGAGTACGCAATCCTGCAGTTGAATGTGTTTCGGCAACGAGACAATCCTAAACTTTCTGACGCAGAACGTAGAGTCCACTCAGTATCAGTGTCGCTTGACCTGTGTAAGAACAAGCGACCACCGTGCCATGTAACCAACCCACCCATCGACTACTACATGGACCCCGAATGCGGACTGGTTCGCGAGTACTACGAGAGCGACATCCCAGGTGATGACCGATGGGTCGAGTAACCAAACCAATCAAACAAAAATTCACTGACCTCCACCAAGGTGGTCACCTCGCAAAAGTTTCCAAAGGGGTGAGTCCCCTCAAAGAAGAGAACGGTGACTACGCCTTGGTGACAGAGGAACACATCGGCAAACATCTCGTAGGAGAAGGACCAGCCCTAGGTGTGTACCCGCTATGGAAGAGGAACGGTGTATGGATGGTCAACTGGATAGCAGTGGACTTGGACGAAGGAGAAGTCTCCAACGTCCACGCTGACAACCTGATCGGCTTACTCAAAGCCAAGAACATTACAGCCTGGAAAGAAACATCCAAGAGCAAGGGATACCACGTTTGGGTGTACCTCAAAGAACCTATCTCAGCTTCGATAGGAAGAAACTCTATGGTCGGAGCCTGCCGAGTGGTGGAGGTACCCATCCGAGAGGTGTACCCGAAACAAGTAACCCTTGACAGCAGTCAGGTTGGCAACTGCCTGCGTTTGCCTTACCCCCATGACAGGAAAGCAGGTAGGCATGAGGTGTTCGACCCTGACGGGGAAGGGATGCTTGATGTAACCGTGTTCACTGAACGTGCATGGAAACACCGAACACCCGTCCACCTCTTCAGGTCGCTGCTCCCTCTCTACGAGGCAACCAAACCCAAACTGAAACAGCCGCTGCAGGGACACACCCCGAAGGACGGTTTCATAGGCATCGCCCAAAAAATTTGGGAGGACCTCCGCACAGAGGATCGCTCTTCAACGATGTATGCCTTTGCTGCGAGCTTGCTGTGGCAAGGCTTCTCCTTTGACGCTACTGTGGATTGGGTGCGGCGACTCGATGACAGACTTGAGAAGTTCTCAAACCGTAGCGACCGAGAAGCGCAGCTTCGGAACCTCGTTCAGAAAGCAGCAGATGAAGCGTCCTGATGCCTACACGTTTTCGATCCCTGGGAAACCAAGGGTGAAGGGACGGCCACGTTTCACGAAGAGTGGACGGACCTACACCCCGAAGAACACTAGGGAACGGGAGGAGGAGATAAGGAACCTTTACGATGGCCCAAAGTTTGAAGGACCAGTGGAACTCCATTGCCTGTTGACAGCAACCGAAACAGTAGTAACCATCACTCCTTATGAAGCAGAGAAATGTCCGTTGCGTGGCGACGCAACGAACTATCTGAAAGCCGTAGAGGACGCACTTAACGGTGTCGCCTACGACGACGACCTACAGATCTATCGGATCATCGGGGAAAAGAAATGAACAGACCATTTCATCAAGGCTCTTATCAGGAGCGTTACGTCCAGATGGGTGATGAAGCTGAAGGCCACTTCGAGAAAAATAATTGCTCGTGGGTGCGGTACGGTCTGAACCGTCCCGACTTCTATGTACACAAACTTCCGCATCATATTCGATACACCCCCGACTATCTGCAGGCCGATCCCGCACGGCTCGTTGAGGTTATGGGTATGGGTAGGACTCCGTTAAAGATTAAACTTGAGAAGCTCGCTGCGTTACAATGGTGGGATGCGTCAGGAATTGATGTATGGTTATGGATCTGGTCACGGACCAGAGAAAACTTTGCGGAACTTAAATACAGAGACATGATGAATATCATCAATAAAGAAGATGCACCTTTGGGGAAGTTCCCTGAGGGAAAAGCGTTCTTCAATGTGAGTTCCAAGCTTCTGCCTTGGAACGATGCATGACCCCGATGAGGGAGAAGACGACGGCTTTGAAGAACACGAATTAGAATATTCGTATGACGAAGCCGTTAGGCGACGGATTGGTAACGAACGCAGAAAAACCACAGGTGTCGTAAGAAAAGCAGGCACAGGTTTTGACGAGGTTGGTGGGGCTGAGTTCATAGAGGCCATGAAGGAAATGAAGCTTCCTTCCCTTAAGCCACTACCTAATCTGCTTCCAAGAGAAAATTTACGAGCGCCTATTCTTTTTGAACACGCTCCTCAGAATCGTAAAACTTTTACTCCGTGGCATGAAACTGAGTTGGGTGCCTTAATGGAAACCCAACCCTTTCGGGAACCTCATCCCGACTGGGAAACAAAAGATAGAGAACTTGCTGACCTCCGCACAGTCGTGCAGGAGGTCTTCGACTCTCTCACCGAAGACGAAGAGTGGTTGTATAACTGTCTTGTCGAAGTTGGGTTGTCTCTCCGATTCCTGTCACGAGTACTCCAAATACCTAAAAGCACGTTGGCTCGTAGGCGTGACTCACTCGCTCAGAAATTAAGAGAGGGACTACTGCAGCATGAGGTGGTACGGGAGTACCTGTTTACTCGTTCAGGGTATCGTGAGAGTCCACACATTCCTGAAGAAACAGACTGAGATGCTGCAACCATTGCATGATCGAAGACAAACTCATCAGGTTTCCTTTGCGTGAATCTTCCCAAGCGTCAAGCAAATCTTGGACCTCTCCAGATTCGAAAACCATTAGGACGCCAAGGGAACCGTCCACCCACGTACCATGGGTGCCATCGTTCATGTCCATGAGATGACGGTTGGTTAGAAGCTCGTGATGAATCGAGTCTTCTAAATCTAAACCTTCTTCGGCCATCCAGTTGGCCCAGTTATCCTCAAACTGTTCGTCCACAAAGTCACCGACCTAGGCGGCCCTTAGCTAAAGTTTTGACTGCTGCAATGCCAGCAGCCATCGCTGCGGCACCTGCAGCTTTCCATGTGCTCACATCGGTGACAACCATTACGGCTAAACCTGCTTCGACTGCTGTCCAGACAGACCTTTCAAGCCAGTCTGTCCAGTTGAATTTCTTTTGGGAAACCTCAGTCATAACTCCTACTTTCCGAAGGGGCGACCGTTCTGATATTGGTTACCTAAACCAGTTCCTCGCAAGAACTTAGCGTTCTCTGCGGGTGTTTTGCCGTGGTTTGTTTCAGGTTCTTTGACAGGTTTCTTTTCAGACGTACCTGTCATGTTCGGATCGTTCATCAGTCCTCCTATATGAAAGCTGTCGTGGCCCAACCCCCGAACAGCGCATCCCATGTTTGTAGGCCCACAATCCCATCGACTTTCAAGAAAGCTTCAAAACTTTTTTGGAAATCTTTGGTGGCTTTACTACTCTTCCTCCCCCAAATACCATCGACCCCTCCAGGGTCGAACCCAAGGTCGCTCAGACGCTCCTGAACGGCCCGTACAGCCTCCCCACGACTTCTTCTGGCTACAGATAGCGGAGAGTGTGAGATCTTCTCTCTGAGCCTGTCAACGTGAGCTTTGATTCCGTCCCAGTCAATAGTGTTAGGGTCACCCAGCGGCATAGGCATGCCTGAAACCAGCCAGTCATACAACCAGTTGCCTGGACACGTCGAATTACCCAGGTCCCTATGGCCTTTCACCCACAGCTTGTCGTCATACCTGCTTTGGATGTCACCTATGAGCCATCGGATCGAGTCCCTTGCGGCCTGTGGAATTTCGAGAAACCCCCAACCCGTGTAACAAACCGACTCAGTGCGGCTATTCCAGCCCTTCGTAGCGCCCGAAACAATTCCTGCTCCTCTTCCTGCGTAGATGACCCCCTCAGGGTCAACCAGCCAGTTATATGCGATAGCGTTCCAGCCCCGAGAATCCATGTGGTAACGCTCGAAAGCTTTCAACGCCGCGATACCTTTAGGAGCTTCCTTCACTCCACTGTGATGTAACACGATTCCCTGGACACGCCACTTCTTCAGTTGCGTGAAAGGTTTCTTAGGGGGTCGCGCATCCCATCCCTGCCGAGAAATAATGGTACGCATAACTAAAACTATACTTTCCTGGTTTCTATATCTAATAGATCTCGTCGATCCTCAGAGTGTTTAATCTTATCTTTGATTAACTGGTTACGTTTTTCCTGCGGAGTGTTAGTCCTCAAACCCATACCGAAGAGCGTAGAGAAATATGTGGTCATAAGTCTTTTCTGTTTAGCATCCTCGTTGGGTATCAAACGACGCAACCTGCCGAGAAGAGGCATCGACTGTTCGATAACATAAATTGTTTGATCCCTCATCTTCCACTCGCCGCGCTTATTTTTTTCTGCCTTCCCGAAAGCAGCCATAAGGGGCATAAACCCAGGAAGCTTCTCCATCGCATGAGGTACCTGCTGGTACCTCCCAGTAAACGGGATGTCAGCGAACGTACGTTTCCCTGCCCACAACTCGATAGGTAACTTGTAGAACGGCAACGCACTCTCAATCAGACCCCTCGCAGGAGAAGAAGGCGTCTTCAAATAGCGGGCGAGGTCCTTGAATGGAAGATCGGGTAAGGCATACACACGGTTCCCGTCAGTCTGGAATGGCAACCTGATCCCCATGTTCTCCCCGAAGTAATCAGGAACAATTCCTTCTCTTTCCGAAGTCAATTCAAGCTCGCCTTTGACCTGCACAATCCGATTCCACGCCTGTGGTTTCTTCCCCAACGACTCAATCAGGACAGGGATAATGTTTTTCTGCCACGTCCAGAACGGAATAACCATTTTCATCTTCTGATCCATGTGGGTCAGGTTCGTGTAGTCAAAGTGATACTTGTAAACCGCAGCTAAAGCCTCTCCAGGGCTTCCCCCGCCCATCATAATGTGATGGGCTAAAGCTCCACGAAGAGTGAACTCTGCTCGCTGGTTCAAACGACCAATCGAAGTAAACAAAATGTTTTCTGAACTCCAAGGCTTCCAAGCCTTCGCCGTCTTCGCATGTTCGACAAGAGAACTACCAGCCTCATTAACAGCGTTCCTGACTTCCATGGAAGTGAGACCAGTATTAGCCATACCAGTCTCAGCCCAATCAGCCATCACATTCCACTCGTGAGGTTCAGCCCGACCCAAACCGTGACCAATCGGTACCCGCTTACCTTCCTTAGCGATCAGCCTCGCACCGTACGCAACATCACGAGGACGACCAGCGTCCTCTGCTGCTTTCAAAGCTTTCTTCCGCATGAGATCCACACGCATATGCAAACTCACAGGAACACCAGCCATCTGGTTATTGATCCAAGTTCCACCCATCAAGTTTCGGTACACGAAACCAGTCGTAGCAACAGCCTGAGCTTTCCAATAATTCACAAACTTGCTGTAGTTATGCATCCAAGCCTTGGTTTGGACGGGATTGCGAAGCCTAGCTATCGACTCAAATGCAGCCTCAAACAATTCGGCACTCTCATCACCAGCATTAACAAGCTGATAGCCACTCAGATGCCGTTTCGTTCTGGACGATATCTCACCGCTCTTACCGAACCCACCGCTTTGAATCAGATACTCACCCACATTCTGCTCGTGGACAGCACCAAGAGTGTGTTGGGCACGAGCGTTATTCAAAACTTTCAGAGCTTCTTTCTGTGACTGTGCATAGTCAATCTTCGTCACAGTACCCGCTTTAACGTCAGTGATAGCTTTCTCAATCTGACGCACAAAATCGTTGATCACTTTGCTTTGCTGCTCAATGCTCTGCAGCACCACAGCCATCTCACCCTCTGTAATCCTCTTAATGTTTCCTTGCGCGTTCGTATGTTCGGGGACGTTGTCCTGCAACCACTGACGTATGCGAGCCAACTCTTCGTTGGCAGCTACAACCTGTTCCTCTAAAGCTTGTTTACTGAACTCAAGCTGCCTAACCGCCTCTCGGTTCCTTACAGCCCCATGTTTCCCCTTGACCCCAGCAGCAATCTGGTCATTGAGAGTAGTGATCTTGGCTTCAAAAAGCTTCTTAGCTGCCTCGTTGTAGCGAAGCATGCGATTCTGAATGACAGCCAGAGGCTGATTGAGCGAACCAATGAGAAACTTCTCAGCTTCAAACAACTCTGCTTGCAATTTCTGTACTTCCTGAACCTTTTCAATCCATCCCCTGTAAGGCTCAGATCCAAAGATCTGTTCCACTTTCGCTTGTTCCGCACCACTGGTACGTCTACTCATATTCGGCGCAGGTCCGACATACGTCCCAGACTCTAGAGCCTCTATCACCCCATCCTCATCCAAGAGCGCCCAATGGTTCCTTTGCTCACGGGCACGGAACTGCCGATTAGCGGAGCGACCCTTCTGAAAATTCTGTCCCGTAACCAGTGCCTCACCAGCGTCATCGAACTCGACTTTGCCCCCACTAGCGACCGAGTCCTGCAGGTCCCAGGCGCTAGCCCTTCTGGAGCCACCTGCCCTGCGTCGCAAGGGAATAGTTGGGTCTAGCTGGACTGGCTCATAGACACGGAACACTTCGCCACTTGTCGCTGTGTGTAGTTCCCCCGTCGGGCGCACCAATATTAGTTCACGGTCAACCGAGCCACTCGACAGCCCTGGCCTGGGACCCCCGTCCTCAGGGTTGACGCGACCCGTCCATTCGGTCGGGGTAGCTCCCTCATCAGCGTAAATCCACAAGTCATCGCTTTTCGTATTTACAGCAAAGACATCCCGCTCGTAAACCTCTGGAGATCTGGGGGTTGGCGTTGGTTGTGGCGTCACCTCGGGCAATGCGCGAGGACCAGTTGACGCTGGCCTCCTCGCACGCAGATAATCTCTAGCCTCATCACCTTCCAAAACGATCCTGCGTCCGTTAGGTCCATCAACCTCAATCCTGTTGCCCCCCAAGCGATGCACCCCACCCTCGCTGGTGCCCCACATTGGCACATTCGGGTCTCTCGAAGATACAGACGACACATGTGGCCCAACCCTCGGCTGTGGAATAGTCTGCCGACCAGGGGGAGGCATACGAATAGCGACCCTTTCGATTACCTCTTGGGCAGGGGCAGCTTCCCGTGCCGCAGTACTGGAATATTGAAGCAAGTTGAAAGACTCAACCACGTTCAGGGTGTATTCCTTCTGAAGCGCCTTATTCGCATCTATCAGTCGAGCTTTAGCTTTCCCCACTTGTTCTTGCGCTTGGAGTACTCCTTCCATTCGCTCGTCTAAAGCATTATCAATCCTTCTGCCAAACGCTCTAGCCGCACCTAGTTGCTGCTTGTTAGCTGCCTTAGGCACGTTCTGGGCATACACACCAGAACGTGGTGTGGGATTAAAATAGATTGACCGCTGTTGGCGAGGAAGCCACACGACAAGACCTTGCTCCCCAGCATTCCTCCCAGCGGTTTCCGAAGCACGGGGACCAGTTATGGGAATCTCGGTACCATCGACATCAACAACCCACTCCGCATCAGACTTTTTTCTGATAACGAATTCCCCGCTATGCTCAGTTAAACTTCCATCAGTAGAACGAATCCTGCCCCCAGTAGCACCCACACCCTTCTGAGGTCCAGTGGAAAACTTCACCACTGACCCAGCACCCAACTCCTCAGCTATCAACTCGTTAATCTCGTCAACACCCCTAGCAGGCCAATTCTCGGCCCCCATGTTGCGGGCCTCACTCCAAGTCGAAGCTTCCTTCCCAGCTTTCTGCAACGGAATACCGTCAGACACGGCTGTGCCGCCTCTTTGAGCAATCCAGTCATTAGCGAATCTTTGGATGCGCTCCAACTGAAGCTCACCGACATTTCTCAAAGTAATCTTGTTCCCCGAAACCGCAGCACTCATCGTGGTGTTACGGTTCCAACCAGGATTAGCTTCCGTGTACGCCTTCCAAATAGCTTTAGTTTCCGATCCGCCCCCAATATCAACATCAACCAGTTTGCGTTGAGTCAACACTTCTTCTGCGTCCCTAACCCTTTGGGTAGCTACATCTACAGCCGTTTCCTGAGCGTGAGAAACATGTGCCTTAAAGAACGTGACATCACCGAAGTCGCCTTTGCCCAACCGCTCCAATATCTCAGCGCCTTGAACACTTGCACTTAACTCCTGCATGTTACGTGAAGCATTCTGAGCTAAATACTGAATCCACTCTTCCTGCTGAACCAAGTATTCCCCGAGGGCTTCAACTTCAGCTATGAAGTCAGCAGACTCGGGACTGAACCTAAGTCTCTTCTCTATCTCGGCAACGATAGCTTTGCGTTGCTGGCTAGCAATATCAATAGCCTCACGAATCCGCACCAGTTCTTCCATAGCACTGGCGACATCAGCCTCGGTGATCGCGTCGTACGCAGCTTGCGCTTTAGCCTCTCGGGCAGAAGGACCAAGCGGCTTCACCTTCGGACCAAACTTGCCTCCAACCCTGGGCTGCTCAGGTAGACCCTCCTGAAGAATCCTTCTGCCACCCTCAGTCAAATGATCGGCAGTGCCATCCCGTAACGCCGTCGCCGCTGAATCAATATCCTCTATCCCCTGCCTCAACTCGACAAGTTGATCAACGGCTGCCGCCGTTTCACGTCGAATAGGACCAATCCCTTTTCGATTCCTCGGTTGAGCAGCTACCAACTCATCAACAGGGTCATCTGCATATTTGGAAACAACCTCTGCTTCAATAGCAATCCTCTTCTCTAACCTGATCTTCTTCTTCTCCGCTTTGGTACGTGTCTTTTTTGCGTCGTCTATGCCCTTAGCAATTTTGTTGCCTACAAAATTGTTTATGTACCCTTTATCGTTTCCTTTAACAATGATCCCAGCTTGAGCTAAGTCATCAACGATTGACTTAGCTCGAACCGTTGATGTCATCATGCCTAAATAACGGGGCAAAGCAATGGCCGCATCGTCCGTAAATAACGCCTGATACTCTGTACCCATTCGGGATTTACCTATGTTGTCCATTTGGGTGAGAACACTGCCACCCCCTTCCGCAGCGTAAGGCTTAAACCCTTGACCCATAAACGAAGAACGAAGAATCCGTCCATCCTCTGTGGTTACCTGCACAGGTAACCCAGAGTTGAGAGCCTCATCGAAAGACACCTTGTATAAGTCTTCAACCATGTCGATCTGCTCTTGCGAGATATTACCGCTTGTCCTTTGAGCAATAATTTCGTCAGGAAGAGAAAGTTCACGGTTCACAAACGGGCTTCCCGTAAGCTCAGGACCAAACTCGTCAAGCCTCACACTCTTCGGGTTTTTCGCTACCAACTTTCGCTGTTTCCTACCGATCTGACGGGTGACATACATCTCGGAAAGCAAAGCTGGAAGATCTTCACTCCACGGAAGCGACACATTGTAATCCTCCAAGACATCCTTAAACCATGTCTGCAATTTTTTGACAACAGCCTGAACTTCCAGATCACCACCCGTAGCGAAGGGACCGTACAACGGATTCAATTCGCCCGCTGTTACAGTTCCCATCTGTTCGTTACCTGCACGAAAGATATCGTCAAAGGTAAGATCAGCATCTAGCGTTCGGGCCTCTGCGACCACAGCATCAAGCGCTAATGTGTGCTTGCGACCGAATGTCCCTGCCAAAATATTGGCCCGAGCACCTGCGCCTTCCAGCATCAAAGCGTTTTGGATATCGAGAGCATTGCCAGAACGGTACATTTGATTAAGAGCGAAACGAGTAGACAAGCCCTTACTCAACGTATTCATCATCTTGAACTTCTGGGCTTCCCCCATGGCTCGCCCAGGCAGACCAGCGACTGCAGCTAAGGCAACATAACCGTAGGGAATCTCGAACGATAGCTCGATAGGCATCCGCATCGCTCTTTGGGCAGAGGTTATGACCTGCCGCCCAGTCTTGGGGGCACGCTTAACGGTTCGGTCTATAACTTGTTTTGTCTTCCCAGCGCCTTTAGCCGCATCCAACTGTTGAACAGCTTTCAACACTCTGGTCTGTATGGCTTCTTCCGATAAAGCTTTAAGAGGCTTCGCTACCTCCAACACTTCAGTATTGACAGGTTTAAGTTGACCTACACGTTTCTTGTTGGCCCAAGCAGCAAACTTGGGGCCAACCCCAGGAATGTTCCGTAAGGGACGCTCGAATATGCCACGCCCCAAGCGACCCGTCAGGGGCATAGAGAACCTCATTGCGGTAGGTAAACCAAGTTCTTCGAGAACATCTTTGCCTGCAGCAAAGATGCCTCTCTTCCCCACCCGTTCCGCTGCGGCTTCCATTCGTTCCGCTTTGGCTATGTCTTTGACTTTGCCATATCTTGCCGCAGTCGCAACGTCCGTCAGATGTTTTAGCATCTGCGGCTTAGTCGCCACCCGTGCCCACGCACCCAACGGCAACATATACGTCAAAGGATCAAACGCAATATCCAACGTCAACCCAAGAGCAAAATCCAGAGGCCCAGGAAGATCAACTCCCCAATCACGCAACACCTCACCCATAAAGATGTTGTCACCAGCCTGCTTCCACCACTCACCAATAGAGAAACTTTCATCCTCCGCAAAAATATCCCCAATCTCTTTAACAGCCGACCTGATCATCGCCCCAGGAGTATCTAAAAGATCCAGACCACGTCCCAAGATAGGGATATTGAAGATAGCGTTTTCTTCCCTCTCAGGCACATCAGGACGTGCCACTCGACCCCACGGATTAAACGTATTGGCAGGAATCGGAGAAGTCTTAGCTACCTCTGTGTCAGCACCCAACCCCAAACCCTTATACATGTCATTTCGGTTTAGAAGCTTTTTAGTTAGCTGAGGAGTTATGACACCTTTTTTGATGTTCTGAGGATTGTATTTGAATGGAGAAGAATCTGGGACTGCCATTGGCTATCGCCTAATGTCATAGTCGTGCATGCCTTTGAGTTCTTCTTCTGTACCAATGATATCTAGGAATTTCTTATAAATGTCTAGATTCGAAGCGATCTGATCGTTTGAAAGCTCTTGGTTGGGATTCATGGGATCAACCGAGTAGTACTGTTCCTCGTCAGGTGCCCAAAGTTGATCAACGAACGGATCTAAGATGTCGTACTTCTCCATAGCCAGAATCAAGTTAGCGTGTAGACCCAACATAGGTACAAGCTCTACGGCGTAGTCAGCCAACGCCTTTGCCTCATCGGCTGCCTGCTCATCGTCAATCTTTTTCTGCATCCTCGCCAACTCAACCTTGGCGAGATTCTCGGACACATACCTATCAAGCGCTACACCTTGCTGCATGACGTTAAACAAAAGATCCTGACGGCTTTGGGAGAAGCCGCTTGCAACGATCGAATTTAGCGAGTTGGCAGCAAAATTGACTTGGTGCTGAATGACGCGCCCTACCTCAGCGCCAGCACGGTAGCTGGCTCCAAGCAGGGCAGTCGATTCGTTAGCAGGCTCAGTAGTAAACAACTCAGGATCGTCTATCCCTAGTTCTGCCAGATAAATGTTTTGGGCCGAAACATCTCCACCTTGCCCCTCCGTAAGCATCTCGTAGTCGGCTCTCCGAACTTCTTCCTGCTCTTGCATCAAGCCAACGGTTTGCGCTTCCCGCTCATCTATCTGAACACCTAATGCTGATTCGTCAAGCCCAAGCTGTTCCAAACCAAAGTCCTGGTAGTCCTTTATAGTAGTTCGTGTAGTTTCAGCCCCTTCTTTGATGAATTTTTCTTGGAAGTCGAAGTATTCGTCCCATAGATCTGGCTCTTCGGGAGGAGGCTGATACCCAGCGGTGAACTGTCCTGAACTCCACGGACCTGTTTGAGTTTGACCTGGAGCTTGCGAGTAACCACGAGGATCATTTGGAGCGTATCGAGGGCCGTCTACCATATCGGTGAATCTCTTAACAGTTCCAGCGTATCCGTCAGCGGCACCCCTTCCCAGGGTGCCCATGATCCCAGGAGTTACGATCTCTTCGTCGGTATAAGAACTCTGCCAGTCCGCTGGCACAGTAGTAGTCCAACCTTCTCGTTGTCCTCTTGGCGTACGATCAGATTTAGGTCCCCCACTGAGTAAAAATTTCTCCAAGTCCTTTGACCATTGCCGCTGCTCGGCAGACAACTTGTCACGATCCAAAGCCCGCAATGCTGCGATAACTGTCCCTGGACGACGCCAATTACCGCCAACGTACTGGCCGTCCGTAGCTATGTCAACATTCCCATACCTACCCCGATACTGCCTCGGGCCTTGGCCTTGCCCAGCACCTCGGCGAGTATATGGGCGACCAGAAGGTCCAGTTTTTCCCCCATAACCCTTGAGATCATCGTCCAGTCCCATCAGATACTAAACTCCTTAACCTTCGCCGCCGTCCTCGCCCTTATCGCATCAGCGTCAGCAAGCGCAGAATTAGTATCTGTTTGGAAATGAATCAGATCCGCTTGATCAGCACTCAGACTTAGATTACGCAACCCCCGCTGCAAAGCGTCCCGAGTTCGACCCTTGTAACGAACCCTTTCCCCAACAGCATCCCCCAATGTTTTTTGTTTAATGCCCCCATCGTAAACCCCCTTAGCGTTCAGTCGGTCCTTCAACTGTTCATCGTGACGTAAGCCAGCACGCTCTATGTCACCTAACGTCATCGCAGCAGTACCAAGCAGATCACTTCGATTCATCCCAAGCTGTGCCTTAGTTATGGCATTCTGAATTTGAGCAGCCATAATCGCACGAGGATTCCCAAAAGTCCTGTTTCTAACCAAATGATAATTAGGGTTTGACGGCTGCCAACCAGCAGCAGGCATCTGAAACCCGCGACCTCCGTTTAATCCTCCATAAACAGCAGAAGATATATCTGCTAGCGAAGTGTTAAACCCACGGGCGACATCAGAGTATTGGTTCCCCCAAGCAGACGTAGCACCAGGAACTTGGTGCTTCCAATTAATATTCTTAAAGGCCGAATTGTTATTTAAGAACCCCCCCAAGTTGTTGATGTTTGTGTTCAGATTTCTGGCAGCGTTCGATGCAAGATTTCCCCGTAGGCGGGCAGACTTTTTGATATTGACAGGTTTCCCGTGCCCCTTCCATGAACCGTAGGTATCTATAGCCATCAGTCCTCCTACTCTTCCCCTGTTTCTGTCCCACCGCATTTCACGCAGCCGCAACCGCATTGGGCATCTTCAAGCTGCTTGATGTGAACCCGCATCAAAGCGAGTTCCCATTCAAGCTGTCCACGCTCACTTAAAGAAGCCATAACTTCTTCGATGCCTACGTCAGCGCTCATTCCTCTTCCTCTTCCTCTTCCTCTTCCTCGTCCTCTTCCTCTTCCTCTTGGGGTGTGGCCTCTACCCAATCTTCCTCGGTGTCATTCCAATACCAAGTAGATGGAGGCCCAGGCCACCCCTCAGGGTACGGTTTATCAGCAGGAGGCTGCCACTCATAGTTGTCGTCTAACACCCAAGTGGCATGTGGGCTTGGAGGATAAAAAAGCCCCAACGGGTACCCCTCAGCTTCAGACACAAACATGGAACCAGGGCCAGCAATATTTTTTCGCATACCTTCCCCTGTTTCATACCACCCAGACCACCCCAAATCGACTGGCGTGTTCTCATCATCGAACACAGCGACATTTGTGACGACATTATCTTCGTTTACTTCTGCAAAAGTTCTCACGATGGATACCTGACTATGAATACACCGTTTTGCGCTGCGTAGGAAGGACCTGGATAAGAGTTTGATTGTGCGCCATTGCCATAAATGCTAACGGGAGTAGCAGTCCCCTGACCACCACCATAACCGCCGCCCCCATAACGCTCACCGTCTACCCACAAATACCCAATTCCAGCATTCTGGTTCCCACCACCACCTGGCGCTGTTTGAGTGTTATCGGCACTACCCCCACCAGCCCCACTCATGTTGTTATAAACAGCGGTACCGCCATTTTGGGAAGTAAGCGTTGTCCATGTTCCACCAGCCGTAAACGGAGTTCCAGCCGTACTTGGACCACCCCCAGAGCCACCAACACCAGCAGCATAGTTGTACCAAACACCAGCACCGCCGCCACCGCCGTACGTATTAATGCGTTCCGATCCACCTGTGCCCAAGATCTGACCACTACCGCCGTTATTGTAAGTACCCCAGCCGCCTTGTTCCCCTATACCGCCGCCGCCACCACTGATCACGAAATTCGTCCCAAGACCAGTCATTTCGATAGAAGAATTACCGCCAGCATTTTGACCTGGGCTATAGCCACCGCTCCCTATTGTCAATCCGTAACCCCCTACGTCAATGGTGACACCCGTAGCAGCGACAACACCGCCACCACCACCGCCACCACTGGACTGTTGATACCCCGAATTAGTGCTAGTCGAACCACCACCACCAACAAGAATCAAATCAACTACACCACCAACATCACAAGTCACAGTTCCGCTAGATGTATACGTCACATAGGTGTAGCCATCGGCTTCTGTTTTAGTACCACCAGAAAACTCTGCTCCACCGCCAAAGAACCCGCCGTTCAACGCACCAGACATAGCCTTGCCTGGATACCCTTTCAGGTAATCCAGGCGAGCTTTCCAGTTGGAAACTGCCGAGTTCGGGTTGAACCGTGGCGTGTACATGGTTTAGCTGTGCCTGTTGACGTAGCCAGCAAAGTTCACATCATTCGCAGTCGCAGTGACATTCACGATTTTGGGTGTACCAGTGCTTCCTTGCAGAATCAGCCCAGGGACAAGAAGATACCAACCGTCCTGGGTAGGAATCGTAAACAGCATATTCGATGCCGTCCATCCTGCTCGTCCCCAGCCAACAGTTGCTTCTATGTCAGCGGCAGAGCCATCAACATTGGTGCCCCAAATCCACACTTCATCGAACTCAGTAGCAACCGACGAAGCCGTATGAATAGTCTGGTTGTTTCCATCAGAAAGAAGCGGTGCTCCGTCGGTGCCGCCACCCGAGAGAAGTATTTTTTCAATCGCCATATTTCTGTCCTATGCCGTAATGTGGTTCACATAACCCACAAGATTAAGTCGATTCGATGTTGCCGCATACCCAGTCACGATGAGAGGCGACGCGTTTCCTTTGAGGATCAGCCCAGGAACAACCAAGTAATAGCCTGCCTTAGTTGGAACCGTGAAACGCATCATGTTGCCCATGTTCCCACCGTTTCCACCCCAACCTACATACAGTTCTTCGTCAGCGGTGTAAGCATTCGATACATACATCCACACTTCGTCATACGAAGTTGCCGTAGTTGGGCCTGTATGAACTGTTTCGTGACCGCCCGTGGACAGACCGAAAGCCTGCCCCTCATCTGATCCAGAAAGAATGCCTTTCGTGAATGTTGCCATTAGCTAAACACCTGCACTTCCAGAACTGAGGTTGTTGGAGCAGCAGCCACCGCAGTCGTAACGAAAGCAGTAGTGCTCAGTTGCGTAGTGTTGGTGCCTGCCACAGCGGTAGGCCCAAGAGGCGTACCTGTGAGAGTCGGAGAAGCCAAAGGAGCATAAGTGCTACTTGCCGTACTGGTTGTTAAATAGTCCCCGAGTTCGGTCATCACAAACGCAGTCGTCGCCAACTGCGTAGTGTTCGTATCCGCTGCCGCTGTAGGCGCAGCAGGAACCCCCGTAAACGTTGGTGACGCCAACGGTGCCGTACCAGACGGTAGCGACGAATACCCCAAAGAGGTCCACGCCGTAGCCCCGTCACCGATCTTGTAAAAATCGGTGTCGGTTTCGATACAAAACTCTCCCGAAGCGGGAGTCGGATTGTTCGATG